CCTTTATCCTCAAAAACGGGCAATATTATTTGTTAGATGTCTCGACGACGCTTGGCGACCCCGAAATCAAAGTGTTAAAACAGCCGGTTTATGCTGGGTCATATGACTATTACAACACTGGGAACTATGCCAGCGTCCTTGGCCCACAAACCTCGATGACGGGCACTGGGCATACGTGGCTTGGGTCAAACAACGATCAGCGCGGCAACACTGGTTTTAGCACCTATAAGGGATCGGGCGGTGCCGTCTGGTCAGACACCCGTTTTGATCAAACTATTTTCCCGCAACGGTTTAATGCCATGTGCACCGTTAATCAAACGACTAACATCGTCAGCATAACAGGCAAAGGACGGCTGTTACACCGTATGGCTTTCGCAAACGGTCATTCAAATCATTACACCAGCGGTTGGGAACTTTGGATTGATGGTGCGCAGTGGTATAAGCAGAAGTCTATTGCTATGAGCCAAGGCACTGCTGGGTATTATTCATCACTGCATTTTGAGTATTTGACTGGACTTCCGTATCTTGATTTTGAATCATCAATGGAGTTCAAGTGCGTCACCCCAACTACTGCTAGTGTTTCGAACTGGTGCTTCTTTCGACTCGCAACAAGAGGATAATATTATGCGAAACCTTACTAACCCCGATCAAGATCCAGTCGCTGGAGACACCATTCAGTACTCTTCTGACGGCCTTGTATTTACTACTCAATTCACAGATCCTCCAAGCGATGCGGAGCTTGCAGAAGCCGCCGACAGCGCAGCACGGTTCTGGCGAGACACAGAACTTGAGTCGAGTGACCAAGCGGCGCAAACACCGGATTGGCCGAACCGGAGTAACATTTTGCTTTTTAGAGCAGCTTTGCGCGGGTGGCCAGCAGACGCTGATAAGTTCCCCGCGACTCGACCAGAGTTAGCAACTGATTAATGGAGAAAAAACCAATGTCACTAACGCCAACACAAATCCTAAGTGCATTGCCAGCGGTCGCCATGTTCTGCGGCCTGATCGTCAGCTACACGACACTCTCAGTTGAAGCTCAGACCACGACTGACGATTTAACTGAAACGCAAACGCAGGTCGAAAAGAACTCTGAGCGACTGAGGGAACTCGACAAACAAGTGTCGGTAATGTCGAATGAGATCAGCCAAATCGACGAGAACGTGGACGAAGTAAGCGACGACGTTAAACTTGTGCTTCAACTGATCAGATCTGGCGCTCAATAATGATAGACATGGATCGTCTGCGGCAAGATCTTACCCGCCACGAGGGCGTTGAGAATATCGTCTACAAATGTACGTCTGGATACGCAACAATCGGCGTCGGCCACAACCTGGAGACTAAGCCGCTGTCACAAGCGGCCATAGCTCACATACTTACAGATGACATCAACGACGCTGTCAATGACTGCCAGAAAGCCATCATTGGTTTTGAAGGTTTCCCTGGCAGTGTGCAGGAAGCTTTGGTCAACATGGCGTTCAACCTGGGTATCACCGGCTTGCTCCGCTTCACAAACACGCTGGCATATTTAGAAGACCACAAATGGCTTGCGGCAGCCGATGAGATGCTCGACTCACGGTGGGCAGACCAGGTCGGCAATCGTGCAATCGAAGTATCAAACATGGTGCGTTTGTGCGCCGAGGCGTAGCGTATGTGGAATCTATTGATTGGGGGTGTTGTAAACCTTGCGACCTCCCACCTCAAAAACAAAGCTGAAGAAAAGGCCGCAGTACACGAGCGCAAGCTCACTCAAATCTCCAACGACGCAAGTTGGGAAGACAAGATGGCTGATGCGACCGCGAACAGTTGGAAAGATGAGCTACTGCTCGTAACTCTGCTGCTGCCAGTTTGGGCGACCTTCTATGGCGCCATTATGGGTGACGACGAAATCATCAGTCGGGTCGAGCATGGACTCCACGCGCTAGACGTCCTTCCCGAATGGTTTTCTTACCTACTGTTTATTGCCGCTACCGCATCGTTCGGAATTAAAGGCGCTGACAAGCTCATGTCTCTACGCAAGAAGTAACACTTCTATCCTAAAGTCCCCCGCTCGGGGGATGCTACAAAACCCCCAAAATACATTGTGTCCACCTATACACTATCGTTTACATTTAAGACAACTTTCGTTATCCTTCGCGTCAAGAGTTTTTATCCAAGACCGCAGTTGTCCACCACAGCGCCCGGGTGGCGAAATTGGTAGACGCAAGGGACTTAAAATCCCTCGGAGGTAACTCCGTGCCGGTTCAAGGTTTGACAGGCGCCCTGCAAGGGATTCGTTGGTCGAAAAAATAAAAACTCCTGATATGCTTAATTCGTTCTTGAATATTTTACGTGAATTAAGTTAAATATAAAAAAAGGAGAATAACAATGATAACAATTACCATCCTTGATTTTGCAACATTTCATTCCAAGCTTTTCTGGAAAGACAAACACCGAGCAACATCACTTGCAAAGATTGAGCGATTCGCCGACTTCAATAATGACCCTCGCCGCGAACATTCGATGGAGAAGCTTAAGCGCGGAAAACTGAGACGAGATGCTGTCCACATGGCCCATATTACTGCCCTCGACATCTATGCGTTCGTTAATTATCTTGAGAACTGCGAGCTAAATAGACGCACTGGCAAACTAGGACTCACAAACGCAACGATCAACAGATACATTTCTTGCATTTCGAAAGTTCTGACGATGGCTGTGGAGTTCAACGTCATTGATGCAGCGCCGAAGGTTCGCTACAAAAAAGAGAGCAAAGGCCGTCCCCGATACTTTAGTCAGACGGAGATTGAGAAGCTAAAAATGTTCTACCGCGACTCAAAGTTCCCCCACATGGAGCATTTTATCGAACTCGCGCTGGCAACAGGTATGCGTAAAGCAGAGTTGCTAGGCATCAACCAGACCGCAGAATCGTTGCCAGATGACTTTAAAACATATGGTGTCGTGAGTGAGGATGGCGACTCTGTGACGTTACGTGAGACGAAAACAGGTGAGCCGCGCAAAGTTATGTTGTCAAAGCGCGCTCGTGCGGCTCTCAAAAAGCTCGGCGGTCGTCCGCTGGATAGCTACGACCATCATCACTTCTATCAGCATTGGGATGCAGGGCGCCGCGCCGTTGCTCCCAACGACAGCGATTTTGTCTTCCATGTTTGCCGCCACACGTTTGCTACCCGACTAGCAAATGACATGAATATCAATATCGCCGTGATAGGCGAAGTCCTCGGACACTCGTCCATAGCAACCACTCAAAAGTACATCCACGCGACGCCCACCCACCTCATGACTATCATGGAAGCTGTCTAAAACATTTAGTATGAAGGGTAAGAGAACAGGTGCTTCTCGTAACGATAAAACCCAGACAGTTTCCGTAACACCGCGACCCTAGCCAGACCACAGAGCACCGTGGTCTAGCGACTTTTTATAGCAATTTAGCCTTTGGCTATTTTAAAAAAACAACATTGTGTCCACCTTATGAATAGGACGCGATGTTTTATGTCACACCTTTAAGAATGTGATTGTGAATAATTGGCTATACGGGGATGCATTAAATGAAAAAATCAGTACGCCAGAGCGAAAACCAAATGTTAGATAAAGGCCGTGAGCGATTCATGGTTGATGACGAAAAAACTGGAACAGAGTTCAAACAAAGCGGACAGAAGCTAATAGCTGAGTGCCACACCAGGGTGGCAGAGGAAATAAGAGCCACTGTCGATAAAGAGCTTGGAAACCCAAATGCAGGTCGCCGGCCAGCATGGCTAGAAGACATCCAAAAAGTCGATGCCGAAATTTTAGCGTACCTCGGACTCCAGAGCACTGTAGCTGCCGCTGGCAAAGGGTCTAGTCAGACTGCGCTGCTTGCTGGTCTTGGTAAGAGAATAAGCCTTGAGTGCCTGGGTGCAGAGATAGACGAAGTTCATTTCGAGGAAAACGAGAGGACAGGCAAGCGTAAGCGCAAGGCTATTCCATACAACAGTGGCAAAGCGATGCGGCACAAGATCAATGCAGCTAGGAAATTTGCACAGCAAAAGTTGAGCTTAGACGTCGAAGAGTGGGACGCGGTGAAATGTGCAACCGTAGCAACCCCCGTTTATAACGCGGTGATGCGGTCTGGAGTTTTCGTTCGCAACAGCACCACCCGCGCCAATAAGACTTCGATCAAGATGGGATTTACCGAAGAAGCTGCGATTGCTATTGAGAATACCAAAGAGCGTTTGTCATGGATGCGCCCAATTTTTGAACCGTCTCTAGAAGCGCCGCTGCCCTGGGAAAATACGCAGACTGGAGCTTACGATGATCCTCGTCTTGCAAAGCTTGTACCGCTGGTGCGCGGAGCTACTCCCGAGCAGAACGCAGAGATAAACTTTCAATGCTCGGAACTCGCGAAGACTGACGAGTGGCCGATGTACATCTCTGCACTAAATGCTCTTCAGAGCACCCCCTTAGCTATCAACGACTATGTTCTAGAAGCAGTCGAGTGGGCTTGGGACACAGACCAGCCGATCAAAAAGTTTCCAAAGTCACTCTCAATTCAGATGCCCGAATCGGATAAGCGTTGGGTAGAGATGTCAGGCGATGAGCGAAACTTGCACGAGCAAAACAGGCGTAATACAGCGGACCGTAATGAACAGATAAAAGTCAACCGCAAGACAATGTATGACGACCTGGCGTGTGCTAAAGAGATGCAAGAAGCGGGGACATTCTATCTAGCGTGGAATTTTGACTTTCGGCAGCGCGTGTACCCAGTGCCGCACTTCAATTATCACAGAGATGATCACATTAAAGCCATGTTCACCTTGGCTAACAAAAAGCCTCTGAGTGAAGACAATTTGGAATGGCTGATGCTGCATATCGCTAACTGCGGAGACTTTCATAAGATCTCAAAGGCGAGTCACGACGACCGCCAGTTCTGGGCCGGCATGAACATCGACCAGATGTATCAAAGTGGTAAAGACTTCAGAAAAAACGCAGAGCACTGGATGCAAGCCGACAAGCCGTTTCAATACCTGGCGGGATGCAGAGAATACTACTTATACCGCAAAGCTCAAGATCGTGGCGAAGAGTACTTTTGTGGACTTCCCATTTCCCTCGACGGCTCCAACAGCGGTGTCCAACACTATGCTGCTGCAAGCCTCAACGAGCACGACGGTGCGCTAGTCAATCTTGTGCCCAATGACAAGCCAGCAGATGTGTACCAAGTTGTTGCTGACAAGGTAAATGAAGAGTTAGAAAATCGAGCGAAGTTAGAGATCGACCAAAGTGCCTTGGCAAAGCTAAACGCCGAAGAAGCACAGGCCATGACGGAACGCTTTGACGCAAAACAAGAAATCAATCTGCGCTGGCTGTCGTTTGGGGTCGATAGATCGATTGTTAAACGTCCTGTAATGACTTACTGCTACTCGTCCAAAGTATACGGTTTTCACCAGCAGATCTTTGATGACCTGATGTCTCCGCTTGAGTACGAAAGGCTAAAAGGTACCATTGCTGTTCACCCTTTTGGCAGCAGCGAGTGGGAGCAAAAGCAAGCCGCAATGTACCTGGCGAAAATTGTTTTTGCCGCTGTGGAACAGACAATCAGCAGTGCCAAGGTTGCAATGGATTATTTCCAAAGCGTTGCGGGAGCGTTGGCAAATGAACGTAAAAGCGTAAGGTGGTCAACGCCTACAGGATTCCCAGTTCATCAGCGATATCTTCACTACACGCCTAAGAAGATTAAGCCTTTTCTTTTTGACGCCGCTGTTCAGTTAAACAAGCGTACTCAGGTTTCGATCAGGCAATCAGATGGTCGGGTGGATAAGAAGAAAATGAAGGCTGCAATCAGTCCTAACATCATTCACAGCCTGGATGCAGCGCATCTGCTGTTGACGATCAATCACTGCCAGGACCAGGGGGTGCAAGACTTCTTTGTGATTCACGATAGTTTCGGCTGCAACGCCAGTGACACGAGAGTGATGTATGAAAGTGTTCGAGAAGTATTCAGCATGATGTACACCGACTACTGCTTCTTTAGTCAGCTAGACCGTGAGGCGCGCTCTGCGCTTAACGATCCAAACAACGACACGCTGCTAGACATACCGCCGAAAGGCAACCTCAATCTAGATCTCGTCTGCGAGAGCAACTACTGCTTTAGCTGACCTTTTCCCTGCCAGCATCTGCTGGCTTTCCTTAAGCCGTCCCAAGTGGGGCGGTTTTTTTTTGCCTCGAATAAAGTGGAGACCACTATGGCGATAGCTACAAAAGTGAAATACATGACGGACATTGCAGAATGTATGTACCCGCATTTAAACGAGCCGGACACGAAGTTTAACAAGGACGGCGAGTACAACGTCAGTCTGATTTTAGACGACGACACGGCAATAATTCCCGAGATAAAAAAGATGCTCAAGTCCAACTTCGGAGAGCCTACAAAAAAGCCATTTCAAGTGCCTTTTGATCGTGATGAGGAGAGCGGCAAAATCGTACTTAGGCTTAAGACATCTTATGCGCCTTACTTCTTTGACAGCCGAGGCAAAATGATTAAGCCGTCTGATCTTCCAAAAATACTGTCTGGCTCACGCTTGAAAATTGGCGGCATGATGACAGCGTATGACGTCAACGGAAACAAAGGCGTTTCGGTGAAAATTGGCAAAGTACAGATTGTTGAACTTGCCGAGCCTCAGTCTGACTTTGAGGACTTGGGTTCTGGTTACATGGCTGAACCAACGGTTGAGGTTGATTTAAAGCAAGTCTGGGACGAAGATGACTCGGACTTCTGAGGTCTATCGGGGCAAACCGTGGTCGAAGGATCGACGCGGAATCAAGCATGGTTACAGATCGGGGCTAGAAGATAAAATCGCCAAGCAGATCCACAAGGCTGGACTTGCTGTCGTCTACGAGACTGACAAGATTAGCTATCTAGTGCCCGAGCGCCAGGCGAAATACACGCCCGATTTCAAGCTACCGAAACAAGGTGGCTTTTTTTACGTCGAGACCAAAGGTATATGGGATGTTGCGGACAGAACCAAGCACCTCTTGATCCAAAAGCAATTCCCAGATATCGATATTCGCTTCGTATTTTCAAATGCCCGAGCAAAGCTGTACAAAGGTTCAAAGACTACCTATGCAGATTATTGTGACAAGCACAACTTCATATATGCGTCCAAAGTCATTCCCGACGATTGGCTTTCTGAGTGACACTGTGGGACTCAAGTGAGTCCCCTTTTTTAAGGAAATTATTATGATGATAATGGGAGATAAAACACGAGACACTGAGGCTGAGTTTATCCGGCACGAGCCGTGCCCTGACTGTGGGTCGAAAGACAACCTCGCAGTCTACGAAGATCACAACTACTGTTTTGGGTGCAAAAAACACACTCAGACTAGTGAGTCAATCAAGAGAACAACCAAGGTCAGTAGGGATTTAAGAACATTAGAACGCGGTAATTATGAGGCTCTTCGCAAGCGTAAAATCAGTAGAGAGACTTGTAAAAAGTTTGACTACAGCGTTTCATCTTTTGCAGGTTTAAAGCTTCAAATTGCCAATTACAGAGATGTCCAGGGTGTCATAGTTGCTCAGAAGCTACGCACGAAGGACAAGAAATTCAGCATCAGAGGAGACGCTAAAGCAATGACTTTCTTCGGCTCTCATCTGTGGCGCGCTGGTAAAAAGCTAGTGATCACAGAAGGCGAGCTTGATGCGATGTCAGTTAGTCAAGTCCAGGGCAACAAGTGGCCTACTGTGTCGCTGCCCAACGGTGCTGCATCTGCAAAAAAAGCAATGCTCGCGAACTGGGATTACCTGGCTAATTTCGATGAGATCATTCTCATGTTCGACCAAGACGAAGCAGGGCAAGAGGCAGTCGAAGACTGTGCAGAGATTCTGCCGATGCAGAAAGTAAAAGTCGCGTCCCTGGGTGAGTACAAAGACGCAAACGAAGCTTTAGTTGCTGGCGATACCCAAGTGATCATCAATGCGATCTTTGGAGCACAGCGGTACACACCGCCGTCGATCATCTTAGCGTCTGAGCTAATAGGCAGCCTGGGCAACGTAGAAGAGGGCAGCAGTGTCACCTGGCCGTTTCCGCAAGTCCAGGCGATGACACGAGGTATACGCCCAAGCAGTTTGATCACTGTGATTGCCGGCACCGGCGTTGGTAAAAGTACGCTGATGAAAGAACTCATAGTCCATCTGCACGACCAGGGACTTGGACTTGGCCTATTCTTGCTCGAAGAGAATCACATCGTCGCCATGCAATCGGTGATCGGCGTGAGGCTGTCGCGTAACATTTTTAACGACTCACCACCCACAAAAGAAGAGATAGAGGCTGAAGCCGCCGAGGCATTCGATGAGTCTAAGCCGCCAATCTTTGTCTTCGGTAAATTTGGAAGTCCGACCCTCGAACTCATAAAACACAACATAAGATTCATGGCAGCCAGTGGCGCATCAGTCATTGTGTTGGACCATCTTAGCCTAGTTGTCTCCGGTTCAAATGCCCTGGACGAGCGCAGATTAATCGATCAAATAATGACCGAGCTTCGAGTACTGGTGCAAGAATTAGAGATAACTTTGATAGCCGTAAATCACCTCAGAAAGGCCGAGCGAGGCGACTATGAAGACGGTACGGCGCCAGTCACATTGTCGTCGATTCGCGGCTCTAACAGCATCTCACAACTGTCTGACACAATCATAAGCTTGACCGTCGATAGTGACGAAGACGAGCGTGATATTCGGTACATCAGTGTGCTCAAGAACAGGCACACGGGTAAAAACGGTAAAGCCGACCGGCTGCGTTATTCAGATGTGACAGGCCGGCTAGTGAGCGTAGATTCAATGGAGATGTCAGCAGATATCCCGTTCTAAATCTTTAACGATGTCAACCGTGCGCGCCAGGGAGGCGCCGAGCACCATTAGGTAGAAGCGGCGTGGGTAGGTTACTGACCAATCGCGCAGCGTGGTCT